CTTATATAGCAAAGGCTTATTTACAACAATCTAACCAATTGTTTGTAACAAGAATCTTAGGTTTATCAGGTTATGACGCGGGACCATCTTGGTCAATTAGCATTAAGGCTAACGTAGACCCATCAACAATCGATTTTTATTGTGAGGACCCTACTGTAGTTAACTGTCAACCAGATTGTAACGACTTCTTAACAATCGATTTCGCAATTGATTTCTCAGGTTGTACAAATAGTCTTAATACAATTGAATTCTTAGACCCAAGTCAGATTCCTGCGGAAATTGCTAACAGAATTGATATACCTTATGAATTGTTTGATGGTAGCACTAGCACATTAAGAACTAACATGAACAATCAAATTTTTGATATCATGAACACACCATCAACTGAAGATACCTCAATTTATTATTACGGAGCGATTTCAGGAGATACTTATGAGGCATTTGCACCAATATTCACTGCGGAAACTAACGTAATGGGTGTTGAGTCGATTGATGAATCACTTATTAATTACGCAGCACCACAAAACGACCCTTGGTACTACGCATTATTTGATAACTTAGGTAACGCTGCTTACACAGGTTATTCATTCTGGTCAATTGTTACAGGTTTAACTATGACGCCAGTAACAACTACAACAACAGTAGCACCTGTTACTACAACAACAACTACTGACCCTTGTGTAACACCTGGTCCAACTACTACTACAACTACAACAACAGTTGCACCCGTTAATTGTTATACAGGTACTTTGATTGGTAGAATTTATGTTTATTCAGGAACTGCATATACCGACTACGATGACGTAGTGATTGCGACACTTCGTTCAAGAGGTTTAGCAACTTACGGTCTTGATAATGGTGCGGTTTATGAGGTATCAGGTTTAACTGATGTTACTATGGACTGTACAGGTCAATACTCAGGTGTGACTAAAAACCCATTTTCAACATTCGGATTAAATGTAACAAACAAAAATGGTAAACAATTCTTCTTTGAAACATCATTCCAAAATTCAGACACACAATATCTACCTAAAGTGTTTGGTTCATCTAACTTCGCAAAACCAAGAACAGTTGTTCCGTTATTTGTTGAGGAAAGATTCCAAGCAATGTTAAACTATGGTTGGAGAAAAGGTTATGTTAGAGGTTTAAGTTGTGACTTAACCGCTTTACCTGACGCAAGACAAGGTAGCGACCCAACATCAATTGCATTCTACTTAGAACAATATCAGTCACCTGAAACCCCTTGGATTGTTTCTGAATTACGTGGTAATAAAGTTTACAACTTATTCAAGTTCAGATTAATATCTGATGGTGACGCAGCTAACACGTTAGTTAAAATTTCAATGGCTAACATGTCATTTAACAATGGTACATTCGATATCTTAGTTCGTGACTTCTTTGACACTGATGCGAACCCTGTTGTTTTAGAGAAATTCACAAACTGTACTATGAACCCGATGGAAAATTCATTCATCGCACAAAAAATTGGTACTGTTGATGGTGAGTACTTATTGAACTCTAAATACATTATGGTTGAGATGAACGAAGACGCTCCGATTGACGCATTACCTTGTGGTTTTGATGGATTCAATTTCAGAGAGTACGCAGGTGTTAAACCTCCGTTCCCAATCATTAAAAATAAATACGACTTCCCTGGTGAAGTTGTTTATAACCCACCATTCGGTTTAGCTTCAGGTGCTGACGATGTTACTAGAAGTAACGGTGATAATGTACGTAGAACTTACTTAGGTATTTCTGACACTATCGGTATTGATGTTGATTACTACTCTTATAAAGGTAAACAATTACCATTAGATATTTGTACAGATACTACAGGTGAACCTTGGAATTGGAGAAGTAAAGGTTTCCACATGGACATCAACGCAAGTGCTATTACAATCCCTGATGTGTTTGTAACAAGTGGTACACCGGCATTCGTTTGTGGTGATGCACCATTCACTCAAGACCCTGAAGACGCGGTTAATCCATACTACAGAATTTACGCTCGTAAGTTCTCAGTATTAGCACAAGGTGGTTTTGACGGATGGGATATCTACAGAGAATTTAGAACCAACACTGATAGATTCGCAGTAGGTAGAGCTGGTTACTTAAGAGGAGCTTGTCCTTCAATCAAATACCCAACAGCTACAGGATGGGGAGCATTCAAACAAATTACTGTTGGTGACGCTACTCAAACATTTGCAAACACTGACTACTACGCATACTTATTAGGTCAACAAACATTCTCTAACCCTGAAGCGGTTAACATCAACGTGTTTGTAACACCTGGTATTGACTACGTAAATAACTCAAACTTAGTTGAGGAAGCAATCGACATGATTGAAACTCAAAGAGCTGACTCACTTTATGTATGTACAACACCTGACTATAATATGTATGTACCTACAAGTACTAACCCTCAAGACTTTATCTATCCTCAAGAGGCAGTTGACAACTTGGATAACACGGGTATTGACTCTAACTACACAGCAACTTATTACCCTTGGGTATTAACTCGTGATAGTGTAAACAACACACAACTTTACATTCCGGCAACGGCTGAAGTAACAAGAAACTTAGCATTAACCGATAACATCGCTTACCCATGGTTTGCAACTGCAGGTTACACTCGTGGTATTGTAAACGCAGTTAAAGCACGTAAGAAGTTGACTCAAGAAGATAGAGACGTATTGTATCAAGGCAGAATTAACCCAATTGCAACCTTCTCTGATGTTGGTACAGTAATTTGGGGTAACAAAACTTTACAAATTAGACAATCTGCTCTTGACAGAATTAACGTAAGAAGATTATTACTACAAGCTCGTAAGTTGATTTCAGCTGTTTCGGTAAGATTATTATTCGAACAAAACGATGCTAAAGTAAGACAAGACTTCTTAGATGCGGTGAATCCTATCTTAGATGCAATCAGAAGAGACCGTGGTTTATACGACTTCCGTGTAACAGTTTCTTCAGACGTGGCTGACTTAGATAGAAACCAAATGACAGGTAAGATTTATATCAAACCAACTCGTTCACTTGAGTTCATTGACATCACGTTCTACATCACTCCGACAGGAGCATCTTTCGAGAACATCTAATAATTATAAAACAAAGTGGGGTCAAAAGCCCCACTTTTTAGCCTAACAAATAAAATATGAATATAAGAAGAATAGTTAAGGAAGGATTTGATGAATCAGGAACACCTGACATGAAATACTACGCTTTTGACTGGGACGACAATATTGCTGTTATGCCAACAAAAATTATGTTGGTTGATGAAAACGGTGATGAGGTTGGTATGTCAACAGAAGATTTTGCAGAATACAGAACTGAGATTGGTAAAGAACCTTTCGAATATGAAGGACACACAATTACAGGTTTCGCTGATGACTCATTTCGATATTTCAGAACCTTAGGTGATAAACAATTTATTGTTGATTCAATGACTGCTAAACCAGGTCCTGCATGGGATGACTTCGTAGAGGCAATCAACAACGGGTCAATCTTTTCAATCGTGACCGCAAGAGGTCACCACCCAAACACTTTAAAAGAAGCATGTTATAATTATATTGTATCAAACCATAATGGTATTGACTCAAACGAATTAGTTAAAAATTTAGAGAAATACAGAGACCTTGCTGATGAAGAGCAACTTTCAAAGAAAGACATGATTCGTGAATATTTAGATATGTGTAAATTTTACCCTGTAAGTTATGGTGAAGGTTCCGCGACTAATCCCGAAGAAGGAAAAATTAAAGCTCTAAAAGAATTTATTCAATATGTAAGAGACTTATCTCAACATATTCATAAAAAAGCTTACTTAAAGAATAAAGTATCAAATAATTTTGTAATACCTAGTATTGGTTTTTCTGATGATGACCCTAGAAACGTAGAGAAAGTAAAATCTCATTTTGACCAGGAACCAGATAATATTTTAAAAACTTATTCTACAGCAGGAGGAGTTAAGAAATTACAAAACTAGAAAACTAGATACTTATATGCAAATGATAATTTTTTAAAATCCAAAAGTAAATACAAAAAATTTATTTGGAGATATTTATAAACAAACATAAACAAAAAATAAGAAAAACAAAAAACAACTGAAATGGCTGATTTATTAATGAAAATGCCGATACCTTATGAACCTAAAAGACAGAACAGGTTCATTCTTCGTTTCCCTACTACATTGGGAATTAACGAGTGGTTCGTAGAATCAACGGCAAGACCAAATATTACTGTTAACCCTGTGGAGATTCCATTCTTAAACACATCAACTTATGTTGCAGGTAGATTTACTTGGGCAACAATCCCTGTTAAATTCCGTGACCCTATCGGACCTTCAGCATCACAAGCCTTGATGGAGTGGGTACGTTTATGTGCGGAGTCTGTAACAGGTCGTATGGGTTACGCTGCGGGTTACAAAAAGAATGTTGACCTTGAGATGTTAGACCCAACAGGTGTTGTTGTTGAGAAATGGATTTTAGAAGGTACTTGGTTGACAGGTGTTAACTTCGATTCATTAGCTTATAACACTGACGCTTTAGCAAGTATATCAGCAACACTTCGTATGGACAGATGTGTACTTGTGTACTAATCAAATAAAATTTCAGTTAGATATATTAATAATCCACGTCTTATGGCGTGGATTTTTTATTTACTATTTAAAAAAAACCTATGGTTCGTATATTTTCTTATAAAAGAGAAATTATATGGAACCGAATATTATTGATGCTGGAACACAAAATTTTAACTTACCCCACGACGTAGTATCACTACCTTCAAAGGGTTTGTTTTACAAATCAAAAAAGAAATCTATTAAAGTTGGTTATTTAACTGCAAATGACGAGAACAACTTAATTGGTTCTGCCAATAATGGTAATGACAGTATTATTATGACATTACTTAGAAATAAAATTTATGAACACGATTTACGTCCGGAAGAATTAATTGACGGTGATATTGAAGCTGTCTTAATTTATTTGCGAAATACATCATTTGGTCCTGAATACAAAGTGACTTTAAATGACCCACAAACTGGTAAATCATTTGAACATACTCTTATTTTAGATGAATTAAATATTAGAAGAACCGAACATCAACCTGATGAAAATGGTTTATTCACAACAACATTACCAAAGACAGGCGCAACCGTTAAATTAAAAGTTTTAAGTTTTGGTGAAAACATTGAACTTAGTAAAATGGCCGACCAATATCCAACAGGTAGAGTTGCTCCGATGGTAACTTGGAGATTAATGAAACAGATTGTTGAGATTAATGGTGACTCATCAAAAGAAAAAATTGCTGAGTTCGTTAACGTATTACCTATTATGGACTCAAAGTTTATCCGACAATTTATTCGTGATAACGCCCCTTCATTAGACTTAACCCAAACAGTAAAAGCCCCGTCAGGAGAAATGGTGAAATTTGATATCACCTTTGGGGTTGAGTTTTTTCGGCCTTTCTTCTAATTACCGACAAGTTTTAATCGAGGAATACTATATCCTCTCAAGGTTTATTAGGTTGTCCTATTCTGACTTCCATATAATGCCAACCTATATAAGAAAATATCTTATTGATAGGATAGTGGAAGATAACACCCCTAAAAACCAATAATAAAAATAAGGTTGGGGGTATTTATTATAAAATACTTAATACATGGCAGAAGACGATTTTAAACCTGATGATATTTTTAGTAAACTTAATAGTGCGTTTGAAGCTTCATTAAGTAAAGTTGGTAAAGCGATTAGTGATAATCTCGACACCACTGTAATTGCTAAGACTATTTTAGATTTGGATGACGCCGCTGTAGGTGTTGCCAAAGCGTTTGGTCAAGGACGTGAAAATGTTCAAGGTATTAAAGCAGCTATGGCCGATGCCTACATTAGTGTTGTAGGTATTGGTGGTACTTTAGCTGATATCCAAAAAATACAAACAGATGTCTCATCGGCTTTAGG